GTGCCCATAAAATCCATAAACTACTCCAGTTTTACACCATAGAATTTCCATAATATGGGACGCCTTGCCAAATACCCACCGATGGGATCGTATGATTCGAGGTCTGGGAAGAACCTAGAACCGCGAAAAAGAGGACCGAGAAAGACCGTTCCGCTGGTTGAAATCGGGTCCGATAAGAGCCACCAGCGGCTACTTCGGCAAGAAGCGCTACTCTTCACCCAGATGCTTGAGCATAAAGCGAATCGGGAGGAGGTGCTTTACGACACAGCGCATGCGCAGTGGACGCGGCTGGCGATTGCGATCGGGACGAGCGAGATGCGGGACATCAAGAACCAATTGCACCGAGGGGAACTGGTGCCGCTGGCTCGTGTGCGGAAGGAATACGGGATCGTGATCTCGACTTTGGCTGAGACGCTGCGGGCGGGGCTCAAGGAGAGGTGGACGCAGGTTGATTCGTCGTTGGAGCCGGCGAAGTGGGATCGTGCGGTGGACGATATGATCGATGATTTCTTCCGGCAGGTGCCCGAGGAACTGATCGAGCAGGCAGCGGCATTAGTGAACGTGGCATGAGCGAGTTGCTGCTGCCGATCTGGAAGGAGGAGACGGCGGCGGCGCTGGTTTCTCCACCGAGTGATCCGATTTGGGTGTGGGCCGAGAAGAATCTGCGGTTTACGGCGACGCAGTCGAAGCAGTATCACGGGCGGCCGTGGTCGATGGCGAACGTGCCGCACACCAAGATCGTGTTCGACTTCCTGCGCGATCCGAATGCGAGGGAACTGCACATCGAGAAGTCTTCGGCCGCCGCATTTTCGACTGCGATTCTAGTCGGGATCTGCTGGTTCCTGCGCTACAAGCCGTGTCGGGTGATGTATGCGCTGAATAACGAGGTGGAGATGAGGAAGGTAAGCAAGGCGATCATGCAACCGTTTCTGCGGCAGGTATTTGGGGACGTGGTGATCGATAACAAGCGCCAGGGCGCTCTGTTTATTCAACTTCCACGCGGGGCGCTGGTGGAAATGGGGTCGCCGACGGAGGGGTTTTTCGCCAATAAGCAGGCGAGCATTATTGTCTTGGATGAGTATGACATCTGGCCGGATGTGCTGGAGGGGGGGAATACTGATCCGCTGAGTGCGGCGCGGGGGCGGTTCAAGGGAAGCGAGTCGTTCGCGAAGCTATTCACGCTGACGGCGCCGCAGCGGAAGTTTGACATCACGCGGCCGGAGCATTTCCAGCCGGGGACGAAGCAGGACCGGGCGTATCTGAGCGGGAACCGGTGCGAGTATCGGATCAAGTGCCCGAAGTGTGGCGAGGCATTTGCGCCGAGCCGGGCGACTCTTCACTTCGAGCATTTGCGGGTGGCGGCGGAGACGGACGAAACGGACAGAACGGACGAAACGGACGGAAAGGACGGGGCGCCGGAGCTTCAGCCGTATGACATGCAGCGGGTGAGGCGGGAGGCGGCACTGCGGTGTCCCGGGTGCGCGCACCTGATCCACGAGGGGCGCGGGCCGGACGACAAGCCGGCGCTGATCCGCGCGGGTGCTTGGGTGCCGACGTGTTTTGAGAATCCGCCGGATCGGTGGTCGGCGCGCTACAACGACACGTGTGCGCTGATCGGGAATTCGCACCTGGGGACGTTGGCGGCGGAATTGATCGACGCGAGGGGGCGCTCGAGGCACGAGCATGTGCAGGTTCTGCGGGCGCGGTTCGCGGAACCGGAATCGGACGAGGACGCGATTGATCTGTCGCTCGACCATGCGCGGCGCCACTGCGGGACACACGAGCGGGGGATGTGCCCGATCGTGCCATGGCGGATTGCGTTGGTGGTCGATTGCCAGAAGGGGAAGGACGAGAAGCAGCCGTTGCTCTTCAAATGGATGAGGGCGGCGTTCGAGGAGAATGGGACGATGTATGTCATCGACTACGGTGCGACGCTGTCATCACAGGAACTGCGACACACCTACGAGCAACCGATCCGCTACTGCGGGCCGGCGCTGCCGGTGCCGGCGAAGGCGGACGGGACGCCAGGCGAGGCGCGCACCGAGCCGGTGCTCTTCTATTGCACGCATGCGGTGATCGACAGCGGCTACCGATCGGGCGCGAACCAGCAGATGGAAGAGAGCTTCGAGGTCTGGGTTTACCCGCTGTGCATCGCCTGGGGATATCGGGCTGATGGGCGCTGGGTGCAGACGGCCGGCGGCTGGGTCTATACCGGCTCGTGGCACCTGATCCCGTTCAAAGGACGCAGCAGCGAGCAGATGCAGGGGCAGGCACTCGACACCACGAGGACGACGGCCGCGCACCCGACGCTCGGCCAGGTCGAGATCCCTCTGCACTTCTTCAATGATCGATGGTATAAAACGGAACTCTACCACGGCATCCTGGCGGCGGACCCGGGCAACCCACTCGACCCACGCCTGCGTCGATTCCCGCGGATCTACCTGCCGGCGGCGAATGACGACCTGGATGAGCAATTCCTCGCTGAGATCACGGCAGAGCGGCTAATGGACCGGCACCGGAAGATCCGAAACCGGATGGTATCGATTCGGGAATGGGGAGTGCCGAGCAAGCGGAAGAACGACTGGGGGGATTGTCTTAAAATGGCGCGGGTTCTCTGGGCGCTGATGGCGAAAACGATCAAGGCAATGCCAGCATGAATGAAGAAATAATCGAGTTCGCCAAGGCTGCGCTCTCCGGCTTGCTGGTGAACGCGAATATCGACGAGGAAACTCAGGGACAAGGGAATGAGTATTATGTCGTATGGGCGTGGGATATCGCCGAAATAATGGTAGCAGAGGGGAAACGGCGCGGGCACCTGCCGACACAATGAAAAAACACCGCGAACTGGTTCTCGTCAGCAGCAAACCTACATGGGATGCGTGGTTATCGGAAGACGGGAAAGATCTCATATTTGAAGATGGATGGGAAATCGTGTTTGAGTGGAAACCTACCGGCAAACCAGTTTTGACCCGCGCGCCTAAGCGTGCTCGACGAAAACACGATCATTCAGGATCTGGCGATCCGTAGCGAGGCGGAAGTGATCGAGATTCGGGCGCAGGCGCGGGAATGCGTCTACTCGCACGCGACGAGCATTTCGGGACTGAGCCAGTCGATGCAGTTCGACAAAAATTCGGCCGAGGTGGTGCTCAGATTGGCGAACGAGGATCTGTTGCGGCGGCGCCGGCCGGATGATGCGGTGGCCACTGACCCGCTCTCAATGCGTGGGACGCTCGGTCACACGATGTCCTTCGGCGGGCGGTGGATCTGCGGGCCCTGAGTCGGAGAGTCCGAGCGCGAATCCTTGCAGGGCAAGGCTGGCCTCGATGGTGATGGGGTTCGTTCCGCATTCACGGTGCGCGAGGGTGGAACGGGAGATGCCCAGGCGCGCGGCGATCTCTTTTTGCCGTCCCAGGCGCTTTCGGAGTGCGCCGTATTCGTCCGCATTCATACCCAGGAGAGGGAATACGCTCGCCTTTGACCCGCCGTCACGGGCATGGCGGATTTGCCTCAGATTCTGGACTCAAACGGGGTGCCGGCGCGGAACGGATTCACTGTTCCGAGGCAGCCGGTCGCCTATTCCGGCTCGCCTTTCTGGGGTTCGTGGGGGCATTCGTATTTCGGGGCGCAGGAATCTGATGCGCGGGGGCGGCTGATGCTGCCGGATAAGAGGACAGAGAATGCATTCAAGGCGACTGAGCGGACGGTTTTGGCGCTTAAAAGCCGGGTTCTCAGCGAATCATACGGCCCTGGTGCTGCCTTGCGGAACCTCGCGGGCCTGATCGGTGCCTTGAAGGTCCAGGCGGATAGTGGCGACCAGGCCTGGAACGTGGTTGCGGAGGCGTATTTCAACCGGGTCACCAGTTCGCCGCTCACATTCGACGCGGGCGGGCGGTTTACGCTCTCGACCTATCAGGTGATGAGCACTTACCGCCGGTTTATCGACGGCGACATGTTCACGGTGCTGACGACGAGCAATTCCGGGCATGCGCGGGTCAAGGGATATGAGGGGTTATGCGTGGAGGCGGGGCCGGATCAGCAGGCGCCGCTGTGGATCGATGGGGTGAAGTGCGACATCAGGACGGGATTCCCGCTGGCCTACTGTTTTGCGGAGCGGGACGCGAAGAACGAGCCGTATTATTCGATCATCGATGCCACGAAGGTGATGCATCACACGACGCAGTGGACATTCGGTGGCAGGAGAGGTGTCCCGGCGCTTGCCCACTGCCTGAATAACTTCCACGACCTGCTCGAGAGCGATTCTTTCGTCAAACAGAGCATCAAGGTTGCCTCGATGATCGGGATCACCCGGCGCGCGGACCCAGGACCGAATGCTTCGCCGTTCAATTTGGGGGTCGCCTCCCCGCTGGCGCAGAGTGTCTGGCAGCCACCGACAGCGACGACCAATGGCGAGACGTCAGTGCCGGCACCGACGGTGAAATTCGAGCAGGCGATGGAAGGCGGGATCGTCAGCACGGCGCCATTCGACGTGCTGCACGACGAGCGGCCGCACCCGAACTTCATGGAATACAAGCGGGCGCTTCTGCGTGAGGCTGCCTACGGTCTGGGGTTTCCATTCCAGGTGCTTTATTGGATGGACGATCCGGGCGGCGCGTGGACGCGGACGATCCTGGAGCTGACCGCGAAGGCGGTGGCCGATCACCATGCGCAGCACCAGGCGCCGATGGTGCGCCGGCTGTGGGCCTACGTGATCGCGATGGGGATAAAGCGGGGCGATGTGCCGAGCCCGCAGCGGGGGACGTGGACGAAGATCCGGCTGACGCCGCCGCGGAACATCACCGCGGACCTAAGCAAGATCGGCCGGCTCAATATCGAGCTGCGGCAGCACCTCCAGACGACGTTCTCTCATCTCTATGAGGAACTCGGGCTCGACTGGGAAAGCGAACTCGAGCAGACGGCGATCGAGGCGCGGTATCTGATCGACCTTGAGGGCAAATACGACCTGCCGGCCGGAATGCTCACTCAGGCGCTTTTCTCACAGCAGACGGCCGGCGCCATGCTCGCAAAGCAGGAGGAACCGATGGCGGAATCTGATGCCCAGGCCGTGCCGGAACCGGCTGCGGCGCAAGTGCCCAGATAAGTGCCCATATTTTTACGATGACACCCTCGACTTTCCTCAATCTTTTTTCGCCGCGGATTTGGGCGATTCGTCGAGACTATCCGTTGCTGGAGTTGCTGGCGGCGCTCAAAACTCAATCTGGGGAGATGGGAGATAAGCGCCCGCCGGCGGCTCCGGCACTCAAGGTGAGCGGGAAGAAGATGGGCGTCCTCAAGTTGAGCGGTCCGCTGGTCAAGGGTGTCGATCCCGAACTGGCGCAGATCTTTGGGCTTGCCAGCTATGACCAGGTCCACGAGGCGGCGGACGCAGTGAAGAGCGAGGGGATAGACCACCTGGTGCTGCACCTCGACAGCCCTGGCGGGATGGTGACCGGGTGCGCGGAGGCTGCCGACCGGCTTCTGCAATTGCGGGAATCAGGGGTCAAAATCACGGCCTATTCCGACACGCTGATGTGCTCGGCGGCTTACTGGCTGGGTGCTGCGGCGGACGAGATCGTGGCGTCGCCGTCAGCGATGGTTGGCTCGATCGGGTGCATCCTGCTCTGCATGGATCAGTCGGAAATGCTGGCAAAGGCCGGGCTGAAACCAGAGTATTTCGTCAATTCCGGCAGCGAGGCGAAGCTATACGGGCGGCCTGGGCACCCATGGACGGAGGAAGCGCGGGCGTCGTTCCAGGAATCGGTCGATACCGTGGGGGACGAGTTTAAAAACTTCCTCTCTGAGCACCGGCCCGGTTTAAAAAAGAAGCATATGGATGGCGATGTGTGGGACGCGATGAGCGCACCGCCAGGCTATGTCGATTATCTCGCATTCCCTGACGGCGGGGGCGAAATGCGTCCGGTGAGCACGATCAAGGATCTGCTCGGGATACTTTCGGGGACCACGACAGTTTGACCGGTGGGGGGAAAGCATAGCCGCAATCGCGGCATGCTCCAATGCCCGAAACGATCGACCCACCGATTAAGGAACCACCCGTTCCTCCGACTCCGACCCGGCCGACCACGCCAGAACCGGAACCACCCGACCCCGAGTCTGATGACAATCAGGCATCATCCCTGACGTTCAAGCAACGGTTCAATGCCGTGGCTCAGTCGCTCCGTGGACGCGGCACGAATGCCGAGATCGAGCAACTGCGCGCCGAACTCTCTTCCCTGGAGACCGCTCGCAACACAGCACAGGCGGATCTGAAGGTCGCCCAGGCGGCTCTTGTCATGGCACAGGCCGAACGTGACCGCGCCATGGGGCTGGCGGAAGCAGCGGATCGAGCACGCACCGACTTCGATGCAAAGGTCGAGGCCAAGTCGATAACCAAGTCGATCGACATCGTCGCCGCGGCGCATGTCCCGGTCGCTGAACTGCCGGTCTCTGGCATCCAGGGCGAGAGCGCGCCGCAGACGAAGGAGCAAGTCGAGGCGGCGCTCGAGGGCAAATCATTCCAGGAGAAGCGCGCAATCCTCCAAGCCTGGAACAACCGCAGCCGCAAGTAACTCTTCACCAATAGTCTACAATGGCCAATACAATTGACGCTGGTCTCCAGCTTGATGTCGTCCTCGACACGATTTTCACTGCCTTCAAGCGGGCGATCGCTCCGCTGAAGACCTTCTCGACCGTGTTCTCGGATGTCCCGCTGAAGGGATCGAACGAGATCAACGTCGCTTACTACCCGCTGGTGACGACCGCCTCGGCCGCGTTTGCGACGACCTACAGTGCCCTGGCGCACAGTACGGCGACGCAGATCCGCACGGTGAACGTGAACAAGCGGATGGCCCAGGTGATCAGCTTCACTTCCGCCGAGCGGGCCAGGCAGCCATTCTTCGACCCAGTCAAACACGGGACGATGATGGCGGAAAAACTCGTGTTCGACGTGATGGCGGACATCCTGAGCGTCGTCACCGCGGCGAACTACGCCGGCTCGACCATTGCCGCTTCAGCGTCCACCGCATTCGATGAAAACGACGTGGCGGACCTGGCGCAGAAGTGCATGGAAGACTTTTGGCCGGCCGGCGGGCGTGGACTCGTGCTCAACCCGGCGTTTTGGTATGCGGTGGTTCGCAGGCCGCTGATTATCCAGGTTGATCAGCACGGCAACACCACTGGTCAGACTGAAGGTGACTTCGCTCGCCTGCTCGGGTTCGATGCTTACGGAAGTGCCGGTGTCCCGGTCAACGGGGCGGAAAAGATCGCGGGTTTCGCGGCTCTTCCCTCTGCCATTCTGGTCGCCAGCGCGCCGATCCCGCCAGCACCCGCGGTGCGTGATGTGATGGCGGATTACCGGATGCTGTCGGATGGGTCAGGTCTCGCACTCGAATATCGCATGTTCGGTAATGCCGACACCGACACGGCATACCAGAGCGTCGAATTCAATTACGGTTATGCTGTCGGGGAAGGCGCTGCCCTGAAGCGGATCACAACTCCCTAATCAATGACTTTTGCAATCATCGGGATTCGGGTTGACCATGAATTCACGCAGGTTTTCGGGCCTGTTCCAGCGGCCGAGGCGGCGGACGAGTTCAAGAGGCTGGTGGAACTGGATCTCGCTGCGGAGAGCGACGGGGTCGTGCGTGGGATTCTGGAGCTCTATGAGCTTCGGCACCAGGACCGGCGACATAAGATCCGCAGTGCGGCAGTGGACCCTCCTCCTGAGCGCAGAGAGGAGCACGGCAGGGCGCGCAAGGCGAAGTCTGACGAGGCCGAAGATGCCGATCCCCGAGGGCGGAAGAAGGCGGCGCATTCGGAGTAGGGCAGGCCATGGCACAGTCGCTATTCGCTACGGCGACGGCAGCGGCTCACCATACCATCAGCCGGCTGCTGAGTCCGGCATTGGACGTCCGGGGACGTCCGTTGCTGCTGTGGTGGCCGGCGACGAATCTGGCGAACCGGCGCGAAGTGACGGAGATGAATTTCCACAGTCCGCCGATCCGTGCCTACATGGGCCCGAGCCGGCGCGATGCGGTGGCGGCTGCGGGGCTGACGGTTTCGCCGCAACGGACGATGACGTTCGCGGCCGAGATGAAGGATTTCCCAACTGGGAATCTGCCGCGCACGGGGGTTTGCTTCTTGGCTGGTCCGTCGTTTGAAGAGGCGACGTTTTACCGTTGCACGCAGGCGTCTAATGTCGCGGGCATCGTTGAAATAGAGGCGAGTGTGGAGCCGTGATCTCGACTAACTTCGAGGTCATCAACGAGTTCAACCCGGCACTGCTGCGGGCATTCAGTGAATCGCGCCTGCGGCCCGACATCGCCCGTGCGGTGAATGAGGTGATGAAGTTCTGGGTCTCGTTCGCGATGAACAAGATGTATCCGGCGCAGAAGGCTGCGATCAAGTCGCGGCTCGAGGCGCAGGCGACGAAGGCGAAGTATCAAGTCGCGCAAATGCGGGTGACCAAGACCGGACGCGAGAGCAAGGGGAAGCGATACCAAATGCTGAAAAACTCGGTCGCGGCTTACATCGTTTGGAGCACCAACTGGAAATACAAAGGGCAGTCGGTGAGGACGATGACACCTGACCAATTCTATGCTGCGGTGGGGCGATACATTGGGGCGCGGCAATTCTCGGTCGGGTATCTGAGGTCAGGCATGCGTCCTGCGCTCAACACGTTCCGGGCTCGCCTGGGGCAGCCAGCTCGCGACGTGAAATACCGCCGTGGCGAGGTGGGGACGGCGAAAAGGGCGGACTTGAACGAGAGAATCCCGACAGCGGAGGTGGAGAACTTTGCCGGCGGGATCATCGAGAAGTTTCCGCGCGCGTTTCTCGATGCGCTGCCGGAGGTCGAGGCGGAAGTGCAGAAGTGGATCACGAGGAACCTGGCCGAACGGGCGCGGGGGCAGGGATTGAACGTCACCACGACGGCTTGACCCAGAGGGCAAAGCAAGGGGCCAGCGCAGGCAATCAGGCCGGTTTAAGGCCGCCTGTTTACTCGAATGGAACTGCCTTTGGTGCCCCTAAAACAGGTGGTCCTCGAATACCTGCGAAGCGGGTGCGAGGAGAGCGATGTCGATCCGCCATTTACGAATTCCAATGGCTCGCTGCCGTGGCAGTTTCTGAACGAGGATGAATTCGAGGAAGCGGAATCGCCGACGTGGGTCGTCAGCCAGGCCGGCGCGTGCGAGCCGCTGACCGACACGCTGCACACGGGGTGGTGGCACTGCCCGATCGAAATCCGCCTTATCGCGCCGATTTCCGCTACCGAGGACTGGGTGCATGACGTCGAGCGCTGCCTGACCAATCTTTTCAACGGAGTCTTCCACCTGCGGGAAACGGGAAACGAGGGGGAACGATCTCCGCTGGCGATCCGGCTGACTGATGTGGCGGCCGGAATGGACCCGGCGCTCCCGCTCTACTGCCAGGCATCCAGCATCGCGCTGCTCCAGCGGATCGGGCTGCTCGGCGAGCGACTCCAACTCACCTGCGATGTCTCCATCCTCTGTGCCATGCAATCGGAGTAAGTGCCCAGATAAGTGCCCATTTTTCCGACCCGCCCTCGAAACATTTTTTCATGCCTGCGCCGACGCCCTACATTTTCGTCCACTGCGACACGGCGACGCTCAACATCACGCGGCTCGGGCTGCTGACGGAAACGGGCGGGCAGCCGATCATGCTGAACTCGTGCACGGCTCGGGCGTCGCTTTCGAC